CTATCATATCAATACTTAGATATAAAGAAGAAATAATAAACTATACTGATTCATATAGTACATTAATAAGTAAAGAAGGTAAAGAGTACATCATGTTATACATGGATGACCTTCTAAAGATACATAATCAGTTCTTCTTCTTAGACTTAGCCTTAAGATAGTTTGTATTTATATACGAGGTGCCTGAGCATCTTCTCTTGTCTGCTGCGAACATGAAGGCACCGTCTCTATCTATTCTCCAAGTCTGTTGACCCATAGTTAATCCTCTCTCACTTTCTAGATTTAATAAGTCTGTTATGGGCTCCATGATCATATCGTTCTGGTTCTCTCTGTATAGGTTACCAGTCTCTTTAATCTTGATTGATGACATTGGATTTCTATTGTCCATTGTATCAATACCTGTACTTGCGTGTAGTGCTGAGAAGGCTGCTAGTCCAGCAAGAGATTTCTTTTTGTCTATCTTACCTTTACGATCTACAACTATGCTTTTAGATAACATACCCTGTACAATCGCTCGGTCTATCATTCCAGCGGCAGCCTCCGGTCCTTGTGTTTCATACACTTCAAATACATCTTTAACTTTTACGAACTTATTAAAGTCTCCCATACCTGCTTCATCAAATATATTTTCAAGATGTTTTCGGACCATCTTTTTCTTTTCAGTGGAACCTTTGTAGTTAGGGTTAGTCCAAGAGTCTGTGTCCATTAATTTAGACACAGACTCTGATGCTTTATGTATATTTTTTAGTATCGTATCTACCTTAGCCATCTCTTGATCTACATCTAGGTCAGGGTTTTGTGAGAGAGATTCTCTAATCTTATTCATGGTTCTGCGGCCATGCTGTATATCTCTCTCAGCATCTCTAGAAGTTGATGGAGCTATACCTACAAGTCTACCTATAGATGTACGGACAGTAGAGGAGTCACCAGTCTTAATATCTCCTTCCTTTCCATAATACTTCAAGCTGTCATCTATTCTATGGTATGTAGGCTGTATCTGATCACCAGACCTACGGATCTCTCGTTGAGTAGCAGGATCAAGATCCTCAAATTTGACTTCTATAGTCTTAGCATCTGAATATTCTGTCTTAGATAAGTCTGGCTTCTCTTTCCATACATAATCCACATCAGTTTTGTCACCTGAACCGACAGATCCTCCACCCACTCTGGAAACATATGATGCGTTAAGACTTTTCATGTCGTCATAAATCTCAGAGAAGTATGGAAGGAAGTGTTCCTTGGCTGCTTTACGAATATCATCTGCTGTTTCTACACCCATAAAATCTAAATGATTAAAGACCTCTGAGTATTTTTCATCAACCACATGCTGCCCTCTATCAGCACGGCGTTTGGCATTTAGTGCTATGAATACATTCTTTCCAAAATCAGATATGATTCCAGACATAAGCGCACCAGCCTCCTTAGCGCGACCCGTGGCTGCTAAGTGAGCTACGACCACAATTCGCTCGGAAGCTTCTTTGACAATGTTGCTGTAGTTTCCACCACCTTCAGTGACTACAGGTGCTATCTCCATGGTGGGTATCTTAGCAGCCTCTTTATCTTCTATATTATCACACTCGTCCACTCTTTTATTGTAATCTTCACCTACAAGGTTCATAATGTTTTGGTCTGCTAATGAGAGTGCCATTCCAAAGTTATTATTGGAGGTGGGATCCTTATAGAAATAAGCATTGGTCTTTGTATCTTTTCTTATATTCTCTCTGATAAACTTAAAATCATCGTCAGTAGCATCACAAGTCGTCATCTTTTTGTAAGCCTCACCCAGCCTATCAAAAGTATCCATTACTCCTTGTATAGCTTCAAGGTCTGTAGTATCTCTAGCAAATAAAACTTTACCTTCACTCTTGCTTTCACGCCTTACAGTTCCAGAACCTATCTCTTGCTCTATGTTGTGAGTGACGGAGCCTTCTGTCCTACCTCCAATCAACTTTGATATCAGAGTGCTTTCTGTTATAGGTGTGGTATACTTACCATCAACCATGACAGGCTTTCCATATCGTTCAGCAATACCTTCCTTTACATTATCAAAGAAGTTCGTGATAGTCTGTAGATAGCCTGGGAATGTTTCTTCTACTTTCCTGATCCTATCTATGTTCTCTTCTTTCTTCTTACCTTTCATCCCTTGAACTAAGGCATTATTACTAAATAAATCAAACTTAGTCGGTTGCGTTTGGTTGATTTTGTTTAGCTCCAGTGATTCACCTGCCCCAGCTAACCAGTTATCTATCTCAGTCGATTGCTCAGGTGTAGCGGAAATTAAGGAAACAGTTTGATTTCCAAATGGCCCGCCCTTAAGGTAAGGTCCATTTTCACTTCGCCCTACTTCACCTGTAGTTTGTCTCTTTAGCCTATCACTATACCCTTGTACTGGTATTGTTTGCCCAGGGGCTGATATGGACATAGACTTATTGATAAGTTCTTGAACTCCACCTTGGTTAGGCGTTGCCTTCTCATAAAGTCTTGAGTAGCTCTCTAGTAATAACTTTGCGAACTTCATTATATTATTATATAGAAAAAGCCCAACCCAACATTAGCTGGGTTGGGCCTTTATTGTGTTATAGAAAATCAGTTACCAGCAGCAGTAACGATGTTCATGAAATCGTATCTAAACTTAACCTCAAAGGTATCGAACTCAGAGGTTGAATAGTTTTTCTCACCCTTGGTGAAGGACTTTGGATAAACACCGATGAGTTGAATTCTGTTTTTAATATTTCCTGCACCATCGAATTCAAGAATCTCCATGCTGGCTTTACCCGCATTTTGAAGAGTGGTTGATCTGTAGAATCCGGTTCTCATATCAAACACACTAGCTAGGTACTCATAAAACTGTCTTCCAGGGCTCAACTCTAGGAGGTTATCAAAGGTTACAGTAACCTCTTCCTGCTGAATCTTTCCAGGGTAGTAGACTAGATCATTCATACGATGAACTTCTATGTCCTTAAATGCATAGGATAATCCAGTAACTTGTTTCGCAGCCAGGGTTAACTGTCTTTCATATATTACAGTGCCAGGGGTATCAGCAACATTTCCTAGATCAAAAAGGACCTCGAACTGATAGGTGCGTACTGAATCTAGATCTGTAGAAACTACAGGAAGATTCTCTGGTTTTTTTGGGTCCAGTGTACGGTTCATGTCGGGGTTAACTTGACCCCCTACAGGACCTGAAGTATAGAAACTTGATTTTGCCATTGTTTATTTCTCCTTATGTCACTCAGTGACTGATGCGGTTTGGTTAACTAGGTTAAGCTCGAAGACGATAATTTCTGCCGTCTTTGTAGGTCTGATAACTACTTTACACCAAAGCTCTCCTTTTTCAATTCTAGCAGGAGTGTTAGTAGTTTCATCACAAGTTACAGAGAAGTCTGTAATACCTCTTCTTCTAGCAATTGGGCTGATAAGAGAGGTGGTTAGAGCAGATATTCTTGACCAAGTTGCAGGGTCGTTTGGCTCGAATGCAAACTGTCTTGTAGATCTAAGGATTAGTTTACGAACTATGATCATGAGTCTGCGGACATTTACTCTATCAAGAGCAGAAGGGGTTCTTTGCGTAGTTCTTTGACCGAAGATCGTGATACCCTGCTGTGGGAAGTTAACTATAGGGTTGATAACATTACCAGCAGAATACATAGCGTCACGATCACCTTGGCTAAGATCTATTTCAGTATCAGTGGGCTTGGTGAGTCTACCACGGGTGAAGCCTGCGGGAGCAAACCAAGACTCAGACACTTCATCAGTCACACACATCTGACGGATGGCAAAGATTGCAGGATCATACCAGCGATCAAGCTCATCAAAGACGCTGTAAACTTTTAACCAGGGGTAGTAGATTGCTGCGTAAGAACTGTTGATAGCAGAGCTTCTTGCAGTGCTAAGACCGTTACTCCAATCAATAGCGTTTTGAGCACTACCGATTGCATATGGAGGTGAAAGAACAGCTAAGAACTCTTTGGTGCTTTCAGCAAGAGTCACTAAGGCGTTCTGAACAGCCTCGTTAGTTATGCCTGGAACAGCAGCCATGCTAATGTTAAGCAATTCGTTATCGAATACTTGCATACCAGTTTTCCCAGCGGCAGTGCTAGTTCCGATTAGAAGAGTGTTTATATTAGCAGTCTCAGTGCTTGCTGGAATACCGTCAGTTCCGTCAACAAACTTAGAGCGAGTGATTCTTTCA